TATATCAAAGAAACTAGAGAGCCTGGTAAAGCGATGTTTGCAATGTTAGCACCAACAAGAGCATCAAATTTAATAATGTTGTTACTTGCTCTTTCAAACGTAGAATACATGGTTGCATTTGAACCTGGATCACCCGTATAAAAACCTAGTGTATGTGTATTAGATTGATAAGATTCTTTATGAATATCAATTGTTTCTTCAGACTTAAGTGCATTGATTGGAATAACTTTTGTGCCTGATGGATGCAATAATTTATAAAGAACTTCTTTGTATGCATCAAAAGACTTTTGTACAACCAAGTTATATGTGAAATTATTATAGTCTTCATTCTCCAAAATCTGATTCGAACTTGGGAAACCATCATCATTCAGATATTGACCTGTACCAATAATTAGACCATTTAAAAACCTTGCTGTTGCCACAGCCGCACCGTTACCATATGTTCTGATACCATTTTGATAAATGAATTCACCTGAAGCTACGTTTTGTGTCGTATAGGTATTTGCTAAATCAAGGAAAATATTTGCACCCAAAGCACGATCTGTAGACTTTAACTGAAGGTCTGTTTTGGTATTCGATGTATAGTTATAAACTCTTAGGATATATTTTGAATTTGCCTGAATGGCATCAGATTCCAATAATGTAATTGAATCAACAAATGCTCTGAAAACTGCCGAGTTTGCATTTGAACCCTGATAAATTAAATCACCGTTCTTAATGATATTTGCAGGTGAAACGTTTGTAACAACCAAGTCACGAACTTTGAGTGAAACTCTTGGTGCTTCAATATAATCTTCACCGAAATTTTCAATAACAAACGATGTGATTGCACCGATACCACGTTCATCAGCCACTGGAATCAATTGAGCACCATCACCAAGAACAGTATTTACTCTAAGTGATGCACCAGAACCACCGGAAGTTATAATACCTAATGTTGGTAAATTATCTTGCCTGTAACCTAAACCGCCTTTTGGATATGTTGTTACATTTGTTGTTGTATTCGAGAAGTTATATTCAGTTTTAATAATTGAACCTGTCGCATTAACAGTAACGTTCGCATTTGCACCTACACCACCAGCAGAGTTGGTAAAGGTGATAATATCTCCGTTTGCATAACCTGTTCCAGGTGTAACTATTTGAATTGGGCCTAGTATACCAAGACTCGCAAGATAACCTTTTATTTTTAAATTTTCTGTCGTTTGCGGATCAGTTGTATCGAATAATGAAAGTGCTCTGACTGTTGGAAGTGAGGTGTATCCTCCACCACCATTGTTTAATAAAACAGCAGAGATTGGATATGTTGAGAAGCCAGTAAAGGTAAATGCATTTGCAAGAGAACAAAAGGAGTTTGCTGATGTATTTGCTGGAAAAAATGGATAAGCGGCCGCATCAATTCTAGTTGCCGCAAATAAAGCTGGACTCATATAGTTTTGTGGAATAAATGCAACATTTATTTCACCAGCAGGATCAATAGCAGAAACGTTTGCAATAGCACCTGAACCTCCGCCACCAGATATTCTAATGAACGTGTTCGGGTCTAGTCTATAACCATATGAACCATCAACAAGAGTGATATCACGGAGAGAACCAGCCGTTGTTTCATAAACAAATGCAGATGCACCTAAACCTGTTGAATTGTTCAATCCACCATAGAAAACAACTGGGTCTCCAGAATATGTGTCTGTTCTACCCTTATAAAGTTGTCCACGTTTTCTAGAATCAACGTTAACGGCAGAAATAGAACCCAAGATTTTTGCCTGGAGTTTTGTCGCACCAACTGTGCTTTCGGGAACAACTTTAGAATCTTTAAAATATAAAATTTGATTGTTGTTATCAACCACAACAACATCTTCACCTGACTGGAAAAGTCTTTCGATGTTTGAAATATAAATTTCTGTTCTATTTCCAACAGAAACACCCCTTTCAACAGTAGCAATGGATTTCGAAGTTAAGCCAAATAGTCTAAGGTTTTCAATTGAAAGCCATTGTTCATCGTTTGTGGCAAGCCTCAGACTTTTTGATACATACCATTTACCATCAGACGCCTTAAAAATAACATCACGTGTGAGGAAAATGTCAGCGTCAGAATTGTATAATGCACGGAACAAAAATTGATAAGAAGCTGGTGTACCTTTTCGTGAGTAGAGTTCTTTAGCCGCTCTAATTAGTTTGCTTTTATCTGCAAGACAATCTGCCGGAAAATTTGGTAAAAATTGATTAATGTAGTAGTCAATAAACTTATTGAAAGATTCGCCTGGTTCTACAAAATTTAAGTCTTGGTAATTTAAAAGATTCTGTGTGCCATAGATGACACCTCCTTTACCTGAACCTATGTTTTGTTGTTCCATCCATTCATAATATGCCTGAATAAATGCAACAAATGTTTGATAGTTATCGTCCGACCTGATAAACTCAGGTAACTGATAAGGAACCTTTAACGAGGTTTTTTTGGCGAAATCAGTAGTCATTATTGTATACTAACATTTACTGTGATTGCTTCTGGATCAAAACTATCTGTAGCGATAATTCTATTATATGTAGATGAAACAATGGTTGAATCTGGAACCACAGAGATTGTAAAACGACCTAAATCATTATTGACCGTCAGTGGTGAAAAATCAGTAAGTACCACTTTGCCTGTGGAATAATTAATTGTTCCTGCGTTAGCATTCAAAATGGTTTTGATATTATTTAAATAATAATATGTTCTTAGTGTACCTTCAACGCCTTCTAAAATTGGTGATGCATATGCTAACGCACCTGAAGTGTCTCCATCCTGTGGTGTTATCGTTACGAATGCCTCTGTATAGTTGAAGCCAGGATTTGTAACGACAATACTATTCACACGACCAGATGCTAGTACCGCAAACGCTGTAGCACCTTCTCCATCACCTGTTATAGTGACAGTTGGTATTCTTGTGTATCCGAAACCTTGATTTAAAACATTGATGGTTGCAATACCACCAGTTGTTGTGGGAACTTCTTCAAAATAAATTCCATTTCTTACACCGGAAACGGCTGTTGGATCAGATTCAGAAAAATCTGGAGAACTATTTAAACCAGCATTGTAATAATTTCTCTGTAATGGAATACCGAAATCAAAGATGTATGTTGATCTAGCATTTAATTTTGGATAGAATTTTTTTTGTAATCTTATGGAACATTCATTTGTTATAATAGAAGTGTCGGCTCTTTGTATATAAGAAATTAATTCAGGAAGTTTGAAAACCGAATTGAATGTGTTGAGTGTTTCTGATGAAAATTGATTTATCTGCGTGAGAACCTGACCCTTAATTTGTCCACCAGTCAAAGTGGTTTTCTTTGGATCATATAAAACATTTGTGTTTATCTTAACGTAAGTATAATCAGGATCAACAATTGTTGGTGTCACAGTAAGAACTGAAATTGGTCTAATAACTTCAGAAATAAGTCTTTCTTTTTGTGTCGGTGTCAATGTAAAACCGCCGGCTGGTTTAACTGCACAGAAGATTTGACCATAAACTGGAGGATCATTTTCTTCACCGCCCCAAACAGATACGGAATCAATTGGCAAATTGGTAGAATTGTTTTGAATTAAATAAATGTAATCTTCTTTTGTAACTGCACGACCTTGTGCGGCGTATGCCTTGGGTGCAGTGTACTTAATTGAATCTATTGTTTCTTTGTCTGAGCCTTGTGTTGCTGATGTAATAGATGTTACAACAGTATTGGAAAAACCACCAATGCTGGACATAGATGTGAAAGAGTTTGCACCAAAGGCTGAGGTGCCAGATGTTGTAATGTATGTGAGATTAACGATGTTTCCGTTTACGAGAGATTGTCCTAATAGTCCGTCACCAAAATAAATGTTATATTTTCCATTCATTCCTTCTTCTAAGAAATATACAGTGCTTGATGGTGTTAAATTGATGTAGTTTGTTGAAAGGTTATATGTTACTGATGCGGTGTTTGAAGAAGATTCTTGCACAGAAACGATTAATGTAGATGTATCAATAGCAGAGTCTGGTATTTCAAATAATTGTTTTGGATTCGTTGTGCTGTTGTATGTGAAACTATATGAAGATGCAATACCTTGTGAAATAACAATGTCTGTAAATGTTGCAGTATTTGAAGTTACGTTTACTGTTGTTGAGTCTGTTGTAAGGAATGTATAATTTACATCATCGATTGCTTCAGAGATGAAAGGTGCGAACTTTGGTAATGTAAGTGTTGATGTTGTTACGCCGTTTACTGTAATATGAACTGTAGCCTTTGGTGCAACTGCTGATTGTGGAATGTAATTTAATAGTTTTGCATGTGAAACGACAGAACCACGCTGAATAGCTGAGTCTAAGAACAT